TAACTATATACCTGAAAAGGTAGCTCACTTAATGACTTCATACCTATCAATGGGATCAATTCTTATTGACACTAATGGTATTAGAGTTCAGAAGTGTGCGGAGTAAGGAGATAGATAATGGCATACGAAGCATCAAACCCAATAAAAAAAATATCACAAGCAGGAGCTGGAAATTCAATTTGGTATTACAATGATGGTGATTTAATCACTGCTATTGATGATGCAAATTATTTTTTATCAGCTTATAAAGAATTATCAGCTGGTGATATTATTTTAGTAGTAAGTAGTTCAAATACAGTAGTAGATGGATTGTTGGTAACAGCATCTTCATCTGCAACAGTAACAACTGCACTATTAGCATAACTAATCACAGAGGGGGTTTATCCCCCTCTATTTAAAATTATGGCAGTAACAAAAGTAGATATAGCTTCAAGAGCATTAATTATGATGGGTGCACAGCCCATTTCTTCATTTAGTGATGATAGTACAGAAGCTCTTGTTGTAAATAATATTTACGAAGAAATAGTAGAATCAAGTTTAACAAGACATAGATGGAGATTTGCAACTGGTCAAAAACAATTATCATTGTTAGCAGATGCTCCTGTTGGTAGATATACTTATGCATATCAAATGCCAACAAATCCTTTAGTATTAAAAATTAATGCAGTAACAGTAAATGATTATTCTATTCCTTATGATAGATATGAAGATAAAATATATGTAAATGATTATGGATCTCAAAGCACAGTAATTATGGATTATATTTTTAGACAAGATGAAAGTCAGTTTCCTCCCTATTTTCGTCTAGCTCTTGAATTTCAATTAGCAAGTGTTTTTGCAGGATCTATAGCTAGAGATTCAGGAATGATTAGAGAGTTTGGTGATAGAGCTGAAAGACAATATTTGATTGCAAAAAATACTGATAGTCAAGAAACAACAGCTAACAAACTAGATACAAACAGATATTTAAATTTAAGGCAATCAACAAGATCGGCAGTTTAACATGGCAAGAACATTAAGAACTGTTCTTACTCATTTTTCATCAGGAGAGTTAGATCCTGTATTATCTTCTCGTACAGATACTAAATCATATTTTGAAGGATTAACTCAATGTAGAAATTGGTTAATTATGAATACAGGTGGTGTAATGCGTAGACCTGGCACTGACTACAAAGCAACATTACCAGCAGAATCAAGAATAATACCATTTGTATTTTCTAATGATGAAGTAGCTATATTTGCGTTATCAAATAATAGATTAGATGTATTTGATCAAGATGGAGCAAGTGTTCAATCCAATATTACAACAAATTGTAATTGGACTACAGCTCAATTATTTGAATTAAACTATGCTCAGTTTGGTGATACTGTTTTTCTTACGCATAGAGATAATCGTTCAATTCAAATTAAAAGAACTTCTGCAAGTACATTTAGTGTTTCTGAATTTGAATTTGAAGAAGATGAAGATGTGGTAGTTTCTGGTGCATATAAAACTCATGCACCATTTTATAAATATGAAAGCCATGATGTAACATTAACATTAAGCACTTCTGCAACAGGAACAGGTAGAACAATTACAGCGTCTAGTGGTTTTTTTACACCAGATTATGTAAATCATTATTTAAAAATAGATGGATCTCAAGTTAAAATAACTGGGTATACAAGTTCAACAGTAGTAACAGGAACAATTATTGAAACAGTAGCTTCAGGAACTGGGCCTTTATATGATTGGGAAGAAGAACTTATTTCTGTTCCTAGAGGTTATCCTCAAGCTGTAACATTTCATGATAATAGATTGTGGTTTGGTGGAGTAAGAGATAAACCAGCTGCTATTATTGCTAGTCAAATAGGAGCATATTTTAATTTTGATGTAGGTACAGGAGCTGCAACAGATTCTATAAATGTTGCTATTGCAGGCGATAAAGTAAACGAAGTTAGACATATTTATTCAGGTAAAAACTTACAGATATTTACTGATGGTGGTGAGTATTTTATTCCTACATCATCTGACACTGCAGCAATAACACCAACAAACATTGTATTTAGACGACAATCAATTTATGGAAGTAACAGAACAAGACCAGCATTATTTGATGGTGCTACTTTATTTGTTCAAAAAAATGGTAAAGCTATAAGAGAGTTTGTTTATTCTGAAGGTGAAGCTGGATATAGATCTACAAATCTTTCAGTAATGTCTAGTCATTTAATTGATACACCTAAAGAAGTAGCAGAAATACAAGGTACATCTAATAGACCTGAAAACTATGCATTGTTTTTAAATAATGGTAGTATACTTGGAGGATCATTAGCTGTATTTCATAGTATTCGTGATGAACAAATACAAGGTTGGGCATTGTGGGAAACAAGAACAAATGATACATTTCATTCTGTATGTGTAGCAAATGAAAATTTATTTACAGTTACTAAAAGAATTGTTGGAGGATCTACACAATATCTATTAGAAAAATTTGGTGAAGATGATTCTCAAAATCTTGATTGTCAAACAACAACAACAGTATTTCAAAAGGGTACACCATTAGTTAATGGAGCAAGTCAGACAGGAAATTCATTATCAGTAGATGGATTTACATCTGCTCCACAAGTACAAGAAACATTTACAGTAAGTGGAATTACTGGTACATATACTGTAACAGCAGTAACAGCTACAGCAGCAGGATATGATTTGACACTAGATCAAAGTTTAACATCTTCCCCAGCAGATAATGCAGCCATAACTATTGTTAATGGTTTTGTTCATACAGTTAATAGTATTTATGGAAATACAACAAATGTAAATGCAGTTTTTGGAAATAGTTCATTAGGTGAATACACAATAGATTCTAATAATAGAATTACATTAACTGGAGATCCAGAGCCTACTGGAGTGAAAGTAGGATTTAACTTTACACCTATATTAGAAACAATGCCTGTTGATAGAGAATTAGCTGAAGGTCCATTAACAGGAGAGTTTAGAAGAATAGTGCGTTGTGTAGTTAATCTTAATAGTGCATTAGATTTTAGAATTAAAGCTCCGTCTACTGGTACGGAACATGAGCTTGTTATACAACAAGTAAACTTTGCTGTAGGCGAAGATTTAACACCAGTAACAGATAGAAAAGAGTTTTTCTTTCTAGGTTATAGTAGAGCTCCTACTGTAACAATAACACAGAATGATCCATTACCATTAAAAGTATTGGGGATGTCTTTGGAGGTGCAATTTAAATAATGGTTATTGATCCTATTACAGCAGTAACAATCGGCTCTACAATATTTGATGTTGTAGGAGGTTATGACTCTGGTAAAAAATATAGAGCAAGATTAGCAACACAAAGAAGTTTTAGTCAGTTAAAAGGATTATCAGATTGGAATAATACAAAAGAAGCAATCATTAATGACTTAAAAGAAAATTTTGCAGTACAATCATCATCAGGAGTAGTAGCAGAATATTCTGGATCATTTAAAGCAGTACAGCAAGAAATACAAAGACTTGGAAAAAAAGATCTTAATCTTGTAGATTTAATGACTCAATCTATGACAGATGAATTTAATTATAGAATAGATGAAAGCAGAAGAGCAGATAATTTAAATTTCTTAAAATCTGTTGCTAAAGTAGGTTTAGATTTAAATAGATTAAAATTAAATAATCAACATAAAAAAATAATAGAAAAATCTATGGAAAGAGAAAAAAAAGTAATAAATAAATATCCTGTATCATATAGAAAAGGAACACAAAGATTTACAACAAGAAGAGATTTATTTGGAATTAATCCAAAATCATGGGAAATGAAAACTTTTGGAAGTATGAGTAAACCATCTAAAAGTATTAGTAAATATAAAAAGACATATAACGATTGGTTTATGAAAACAAGAGAGGCAGATTATTAATGGCTTTAAATAGAGGACAAAGAAAAGTTACATTACCTATAGCTGGTGATGTAGCAAGATATGGTAGAGAAGGTGTAGGTGAAAGTCCTTTAAATGCTTTTGGTGGAATTGCAAAAGCTATTGGTGAACAAATACAAAACAATCAAGTAAAAGATTTTGAAATACAACAATCTTCTCATAAATATATTTTAGATAATATTGCAGCTCAAAATAAAAAAGATCAAGCTATAGAAAAAGCTGGACAAGAAGCAGATGCAGCAAGAGCTAAAGCACAATTTGATAATGCAGTAGCTACAACTAAATCAAGAATAGGAATAGATATAGATAATGCTTTATTAAATATTGAATTAAATCATAAAAATCCTTCAGATTATATATCTAATATTCAATCATGGGTATCAGGATATGTAAAAGATAATGATCTTCAAACATTTAAAGATAGTGATGGTAAAATTATTTTTGATCCAAAACAACATATTATTGAAAGTGTTGGTAGTAAATCAAATGGTGTCTATAAAAAATTATATAATGATCAAATAAATAAAAATGCAGAAAATTCATTAAATACTCATATTACTTCATTTGAATCTACATTAGGTGCTTCTTTATCTAATGTTAGTTCTTTTGTAGAAAATTTAACTAATGAAAGTTCAGAAACGTTTCTTGAAGATATTGAATTAGCATACAAACCTATTTATGATGGATATCAAACATTCATAGGAAACTTAGAAACATTACAAAAAAATTTTCCTAATATATATGGAAATAATGTTTATCCTGATTTTATTGTTGAACAAACAAAAAAATATAGAGAATTAATTACAGAACAAACTTTAGGTCAAGTTTCTAAAATATATTTAGATGCAAGTAGTTATGAAAATTTAGAACGTAGTAAATTAGAAGCAGAAAAATTTATACAAGATTGGTATAATAATAAATTTTCTGATGACAGTACATTAATTTCAGAAAGATTAGTTTATAACTTTACAACTAATGCAAATGACTTTGATGTAGATACAAAAGAAAATATTGTTACTAAAGCTGAAAAACTTTTAAATGATAGATATCAGTTATTATCACAAGAATTAAATTTACAATATGCAGGACAAAAATCACAAATAAATTTAGAAAGAAAAAATATTGAAAATGGAGTAAAAGATGTTTTAACAGGAAAAATAAATCCTGAATACATACAAAAGACATTTACAAATTATTCTAAAGGAAAAGCTCCTGCACCTGATTATACTGCTATTAATAATCATAATTATACACAAACAGTTAAAGAAAATTTAGTTGCTGATTTTAAAAAATTATTTGATCCAAATGAAACAAAAGATTTTTTATCAATTAAAACAGATCCACAATTTTTAGAAATTTATACTGAACAAGAAATAATAGACAATTTATATAAAAAATTAAATCAAGAAGAAATTAATGTTCAAGATGTTATTAACAAAGTTAATCAAGCTACAAGTCAAGGATTTGATATAAGCTCAGATCAAACTTTAGCTGCATTAAGTATAGGATTAGAAATCACAAAAGAATATCCTACATCTTTTGTTAACTATTCAGATAATTTAATGAAAGAAAGTTTTGATGATAAATCTAGTCAAGATAAATTATACAATTTTTTATCTACATTAAAAACATTAAATAATTTTGAAGAATTTAATTTAGATAATACTTTTATAGAAGCTGCTAAATATTCTTTTAATTTTGTTAATAAACCTAATCCAGATGAAACAGATATAATTAAAATGTCTAAATCTTTTGAAAGATATTTTTCAAAATCAAAAGATAGTATTGAAGATATACAAAGTGTTATGATGGAAACTGGGATGCAATTTGTTCCAAATCATTTAGTTAATTTAGATAAAAATATATTAGATACAATGTTACAAAATGTTTGGCCATGGCAAAGTAAATTCTATCCTACATCTGAATTTGATATTAGTCCTAGTGATTTAGGTGAAGAATCTACATTAGTACAATCTGTCAAGCCAAATATATTTGGTCAAAAAGGAGGTAACTTAAAAGATTCATTAATGGCTAATCAAACATTATTAAGTAGTTTAATTATTACAGAAGCTACACGTTTAGCTGGTGAAAGAGATATTAGTTATATTGGTAATAATCCTAATACTATTGAGTTAAGAGAACAGATATTAATGACAGCTAGTAAAAATGTTTTTAATGAATTAAAAAATGATGGATGGAGTTTTGATTATATGATGTATAATCCAGATGATGCTCAAGGGAATTATCCTGTTCTAAGTCCTTATTCAATATTACAACATGGAGATATTAAAAATTTAGATGATCTTAGAATTGAAACTAATCATCAATTAAGACTTATATTTAATAGTATGTCACCAGCAGAAAAAATAGATTTTTTTGAAACTGAAAATTGGCAAGAAGAATATATAGATAAAATTGATACTATGTTTGATAATGGTCAAATTAAATTTAAAGTAGATGATAGATCTGTTTTAAGTGGAGAGTTGCGTTGGTTTATTATGATGGATAAAGAAGGTCAAGCATCTAACTGGGAAGAGTTAGAAGTAATTAATCCTAATGGAGAAAAAGTATCTTGGTCACCAAAAAATAGTGTTAATCCTTCAACTAGAGCTTCACAAGATTATGTCAAACAAGATATGAAATCTGAAATAGTAAATAATTTATTAACTAAATTTAGTCCTACATACAGAGAAACTGGAGTAGCTGATACATTTGATGAAAAATTTTATGGATTAATTGGAGAATTGTCTTTGCTTACTATGGATAACTATAAAGAATTTACTGATAAATTTTCTAACTTTAAAGATTTTGATACAATAAAAGAAATAGCAAATAACAATCAAGCAAAATATGCAGTTGAAAAACAAAATGTAAAAAATAAAATTGAAATACCAAGTGAACAATTTGTAATAAATGAATTTTCTGCAAGAATACAACAATTTGATTTACCAATGTCACCACAAAAAAATGGTGAATATTATGTGTATGATTCTGAATATACAGATAATAATTTAAATAAAAAAAATTACATGGCAATAGGTCCTAGTTTACCTATTGATGATCCAAATGTAAGACAAATATTGTTAGATAATAATTATTCTAAAAATGATATATTAAAAATGACAGTTGGAGAAATGGGAATTAATAGAGATACATATGAGCAATTAGGAGTATATAAATATAAAACAGCTACTGCAGCTTATGAAGAAATTTATGATGAAGTTGTTTTAACACCAAGACATAGAAATGTTTTAATAGATATTATTGCATCTGTTGGAATAGATTTAGTAGGACCTGAATCTAATATTTATAAATATATTCAAGATGGAAATATGCGTATGGTTTATAATGAAATAGGAAAACTAAAACCATATTATAATAATACAAAAAGATTTACAGCTCATTTAAGAAACTGGGGTATTGGTGGTTAAAGTTTTTTTAGATCAATGGGATAAACCTAGATTTAATGAAGTCAAACAAATAGAAGATTTTGATGTTCCTAAAATTGAAGCTGAAAAAAAAGATCCTTTAAAATATAATATTCCTTATCAAGCCTATATGGCTTTTGATGATTTTAAAGAAGGATTCATGGATGAAAATTTATTTTCCATGATGTATGAAAATATAACAAATGATAAATATCAAATTATAGGAGATCCTGAATATAATTATTTAGATGATCCACAACTGCAACCATTTTATTCTAATATAGATTATTTTAGTAAATCAAGAAGTGCAGCAGAAAGTTCTGCTTTAGTAGAAAAATATTGGACAGAAGTACAAAAAGAAAGAAATGGTCCTGCTTATTTAACTGGTAGAATATTTGGAGCATTTGCTGATCCAACTTCGTTGTTATGGTTTTCTCCTGCAGCTAAATTAGTATTTACTGGTGGTAGATTAAATACAACAAAAAAAATATTACAAATGGAATCTGCACAAGAATTAGCAAAACATGGAATGCATGCTGATAGAACGTATCAAGAATCAATAGCTAATATAGGAGGAGCAAGTTTATTTGGTTTAGTTTTTGGTAATGGTTTTGGAAAAACATTATCTAATCTTGAAAAGAAAAAATTTATAAACGACTTTAATGATGGTTTTAGTATGTGGGAATACATGAAAGGATTACAAAAAAATAAAATTAAAGTTAATAATACTGCAACTAAAACTTGGAGATCTAATGATGGTAAAAATGAAATAACTGTAATTGATAATGAAGTAATTAAATCACAAATGAAAGTTAATTCTAATAAATCTATTGATTATAAAAACAGAAACTGGGAACAAGATGAAGTAGAAATAGAAATATTAGATGATGGAGTTATTAATATAAATTTAAGTGAAACATTATTACAGGAAGCATATAAAAACAAAACGTATAAAACTTTTGTAAAAGATAAATGGTTTAAATCATACAAAGATTTTAGAGAGTTTGTTATTACAAAAAACTTTTTAAAAAAATATATTCAACCAAATAAAAATGAAATTAAAATATGGAAGAATGGTGGAAAAGAAGCATATGAACAAAGAGTTAGTTTAAGAGCTGCTAAACAACAAAATAAATATAATGATCTTTGGACAGTATCTAATAGAAAAAATGCAAATAAAGATCGTGAAACATTTATTCGTAATTTAAGTAATGAAAGATTTGTACCTACTTTATTAGGTAAACTAGGTGAAGGATCTAATTGGAATCCAGTATCACGAATAGTTAACAAAAATAATCTTACAGCAATTAATGCAATTAATAGAATGTTGCATTTACCATTTATTCGTAAAGGTAATTTAGAAGGTAAACCTACACCTTTTGCTATAGAAGAAATTATGAATATGGATAGATTTGCATTAGGTGATGCTATGTCTGAAATTATAAGACAACATAAAGAATTATCTAAAAGATTAAAAAATAGTGATGAATTAATTACCTTAACTGATTTTAGAAGTAGAGTATCAAAAGCTTTAATAGATCCAACTTATAAAGATATGCCTGAAGTAATGACAGCTGCAGCTAAAGCTAGAAAGTTTTATGATGACTGGGCAGATGAAATTACTGAATCAGGTATTATGACAAAAAATGTAGAAAAAAATTTAAATTATTTAAAAGATAAAGTTCAAAAATATAAATTACAATCTAAAGCTACAGATTATAATATTGCTAATTATAGTGGTAAAATATTACAAAAAACAGTTAAGATTAGAGATAAAGAATTTAAAATATCACAAGTTCTTAAAATGATTAATGATCAAGAATCATATTTAAATGTATTAAAGCAATCAATTAAAAGACCAAATTATTTAAATATATTTGTTCGTAGAGATAAAATAGAAGCTAATGAAGTTGGATTTAATACATTTGCTTATAATAGTATAAAAAAATCACATACAGATTTAACAGATGATGAAATATTTAAAATTGTAGAATCATTTAAAGGATCTCAAGGATGGGAAAAGTTAGATAGATTTGAAGTAAATTTAAATAAAAGTGGTGATGCTAAATCAATTATTGATGATTATGATTTAAAAATAATGACAGATCCTGTTGGTCTATCTGGATATTTAAAAGGTAGAAAATTAAATATTGATTATGCTGAATGGATGAGAGCTGGATGGTTAGAAGATGATATATTTGCTTTAATGCAAGTATATAATAGAAGCGTTGGAGCAGATGTAAGAATAGCTCAAATGTTTGGTGATCAAACAGCTATGGGTGGGTCTGGTAAAACATTAGGAATAGCAGATGTTATTGCAGAATATAAAGCAGCATATAGAAATGCAGCAGGAAATAAAAGTAAACAAAAAGCTATACAAAAAGAAGCAGAAGAAACAGTAAAAGATTTAGAAGCTGCAAGAGATTTATTAAGAGGTACATATGGTGTACCAACTGATCCTAATAGATTTTTTAGTAGAGCTGTACGAGTAGCTAAAAATTATAATGCAATTACAATGTTGCAAGGAGCAACTGCTGCTCTTCCTGATTTAGCTAGAATGATAATGACTAATGGGTTTGGTAGATCTTTTAGAGCTTTATTAGATGTTTATACAAATAAAAATTGGAAAACAATTTTAAAAATGTCAGATCAAGAAGGTAAATTAGTAGGTGAATCTTGGGATATATTGTTAGGAACAAGAGCTATGGCTTATGCAGATCTTGATGATATTTATGGAGTGTTTAATAAGTTTGAAAAAAATTTACAAAAATTTACTGCTGCTAGTTTTATTGTTAATGGCATGAGTATTTGGAATCAATATATTAAAGGTCAAACTGGTATGTTAATTCAAAATAGAATTATACAAGAATCTATTAATTGGAGCAAAGGAACTATTAGTCCTGATAATATAACTAAACTTGCTGCATCTGGTATTGATCAACGATTAGCAAAAAAAATTGCAAGACAATATAAAAAACATGGTCAAGGTAAAGATGGTAAATATAATGATTTAGAATTACAAGAATTAAAATTATCACAAAGTGAATTATGGGATGATGTTGAAGCTCAAAGAGCATTTAGATTAGCAACACAAAGAGATATTAATATTGCCATAGTGACTCCAGGCAAAGCAGATACGCCATTGTGGTTATCTACTGAAGCTGGATCTTTAATTTTTCAGTTTAAAAAGTTTGCTTTTGGATCACAAAACAGAATGTTAATTAGAGGACTTCAAGAAAAAGATGGCAGCTTTATGGCTGGTATAGGATCTTTAATAGCTATGGGTATGATTGTAGATATGATTGGTCATAAAAGATTTGGTAGAGATTATAATAAAACTCCTTTCCAAGAAAAAGTTTTAAATGGTGTAGATCGTTCTGGAGTATTAGGAATATTTATGGATGTAAATAATTCAGTAGAAAGAATAATGAATAATAAGGTAGGATTTAGACCTATGATTGGAGCTGGCAAACCTTATGGTAGTGATAGTTTTGATAAAGTAGGTGCTGTTCTTGGTCCTACTGTTGGTACAGGTGAAAAACTTTATAAGATATTTAATGATTGGATGTCAGGTGAACATGATTATCACACAGCTAGAAATGTGCGTAGATTAATACCTCTTCAGAATGTATTTTACTTGGACGGAATTTTTGATTCATTTGAAAAAGGTATAAGATAATGGCAAGTATTACAATTTCTGATACATCACCTAGAGTCCAGTATACTGCTACTGGAGGTCAAACTTCTTTTTCAGTACCTTTTGAATTTTTTAATGCCACCGATATAGTTGTTATTCATACAAATGCTGGTGGTGTTGATACCACATTATCTTACAATTCAAATCCATCTACTGTATCTCAATACTCTGTATCTGGTGCTGGTCAAACTGGTGGTGGTAGTATTACTCTTGGAGCTGGTGCTACATTAAATGATACTTATACAATTTTTAGAGATTTACCTATTTCAAGAACAACAGACTTTCCTGCATCTGGTGCGTTTCCAATAGAAACACTTAATACAGAATTAGATAAAATTGTTGCAATGATGCAACAAAATGAAAGAGATTTTAATTTTACTGTAAAATCTAAGTCTAGTACATCAACAGCGTATGGTTTAACATTTCCAGAGCTGGTCGCAAATAAGTTATTAACTGTAAACAGTGCTGGTAATGCATTAGAATTTTCACAAGAAATAGGTAACTATAGAGGTAACTGGGCAGCAAGTACGGCATATGTTCAAAGAGATATTATCAAAGATACGACTAATGGTAATATATATATAATTAATACCAATCATACCTCAAGTGGATCGCTACCTATTTCAAGTAATGCTAATTCTTCTTATTATGATTTATTAGTAGATGCAGCTAGTGCTACTTCATCAGCAACTGCGGCAGCAGCTAGTGCTACAGCAGCAGCAAATTCAGCAACAGCTGCGGCAACATCTGAAACAAATGCAGCGACTAGTGAAACTAACGCTGGAACATCTGAAACAAATGCGGCTACTTCTGCTACTACTGCAACTACACAAGCTAGTGCTGCAGCAACATCAGCAAGTAACGCTTCAACAAGCGAAACTAATGCTGCTACATCTGCATCTAATGCTTCAACAAGTGCTACTGCGTCAGCTTCTAGTGCAACAAGTGCTGCAAGCTCGGCAACTACAGCAACAACTCAGGCAAGTGCTGCTAGTACCTCTGCAACAAACGCAGCTACAAGTGCTACCAATGCTTCTACGTCAGAAACTAATGCAGCAGCTTCTGCAACAACTGCTTCTACTCAAGCTAGTAATGCTAGTACTTCTGCAACTAATGCGGCTACTTCTGCAACAGCAGCTCAAACTGCTCAAGCAGCAGCAGAGGCAGCAGCCGATAATTTTGATGATACATACTTAGGTGCTAAAGCTAGTGATCCTAGCGTAGACAATGATGGTGATGCATTGACAACAGGTGATTTATATTTTAACACCACAGCTAACGAGTTAAAAGTTTATAATGGCAGTTCATGGCAAACTGCCGCAGTAGATGCAAGTAGTTTTGCTTCTGCTGGTTTTGCAATAGCCATGGCAGTTGCTTTATAAGGAGATATAATGGCACAAAATTTTAGAAGATTTACTGGTAATGATATCGGTGCTTCGCCATCAACTATTCTCACAGCTGATTCTTATGATACCATAGTAGGTATTCATGTAACCAATATTCATACATCTGCAATTAATGTTGATGTATATATAAATGATGGTGCTAATGATATTTATCTAGGGAAAAGTATGCCAATCCCTGTAGGTGGAGCTTTACAAGTTTTAGGTACAGGAAAAGTAGTCGTACAATCTGGTGATGCATTGAAAATAGTTTCAGATACAGCTTCAAGCGTTGATGCTTGGGTATCTTGTGTAGACGCAATAAGTACATAATATGGGATATATAGGAGCACAACCAGCAACTAACTTTGAAACAGTTAGAAAACAGGTATCTACAACGAATAGTGGAACAACTATTACGTTAGATTTTGCTGTTTCTAGTGTTCAAGATATATTGGTAACAGTTAATGCTGTTGTTCAAAGTTATGATAACTATAGTGTAAGTGGCACAACACTTACTCTTGGTGGTACTCTTAATAATGATAGAGTAGAGATCTTATATGTAGGCAGAACATTTCAAACTGTTACTCCAGCAG